AGGCAGCTCTATTATCTTTACGATCTGTTTTTGGACAACCTTTCGGCCGACCAAATTAAAACCTATTGTTTCTTCTTGTGGGGAAAAATCAGGATAGAATGCCGGTACGACGAACATGATTACATCGTGCGGCACGATAAGGAAACATTCAAAGTCAGTCGGGAACTGATAGCTTCGGCTATCCACGAGCTCGATTGGATCGTCGAGATTCCCGAATATCCGGTGAGAATCTCCCGAATAAGGAAACATGCCGCTCTCCCCGCCGATTTTCAAGGAGTCGAATTCGAAAAATACATCTACTGCGACAACCTGTATCAGGGCTATCTTTCTACGCAGAAGCAAGAACTTCTCAACGAGATGGCCGGTATCTTGTACAATGCGCCGGGCATAAAGACGAACGCCGCCGAGAAACTTTCTACCTTCTATTGGTTCGCCTCGCTCAAAGAGCTGTTCTCGCGGACTTTCCCGAGCTTTCTCCGACCGGCGGGTTCGATGACGTCGGAGAACCTGCTTGAACAGGGAGCGCCTCTCGGCCGACGATTGCAAGAAGCGATGAACGCTCAGATACGAGCCCTTACCAAAGGAGATATCACCAAAGAGCGTGAAGTATTGTCTATGGACACCTGGCGAGCTTTGGCCGAGCTCGATGCCCAGGCGAAAGAGTACGAAGAATTAAAGAAACAGTATGGAAAGTAAATCGTTCAACTGGGACGCCGCCGATTTCTTTCGGCGGCTGACCGAGAGCAACAAACTCGCCCGGTCGAAGAATTTCAAATTCTGTCTCGTGAGCAGTTTGGAAGGCTTCGAGGAAGCGCTCGCCCGCATGCAGAGCTCTACGGCGTTCGTATGCGTGAGCGACGTGTCCTCCGGCTCCACCGATTTGACCAACAGCCCGCATACCGTTCGGACAAAAACAGTGTTTTTCGCTGTGCGGCATAAAATCGACGATATGAAGGCCCGCATGGAAGCCTTCGACTTGCAACGGGAAATTTTTCGCCAGTTCATGTCGAAACTGATTCTCGAGAGCACGCGCCTCGCCGAGGACCGAATCTTCATCGACCAGAAAATCCGATTCAGCGAGATAGACAAATATTTCTTTTCCGGCTGCGCCTGCTCCTTTTTCAACATATCCGTAAGTACATACACCGATTTAAGACTTAACGCCGATGAATGGGAATAACATAACCGAAGAGAAGGCGCTCGAAGAACGGGCCAAATTTATAGGGGCGTTTAACGGGACGATGATCGACATCTGGAAAGAGAAGATCGTCGATATGGACATCATAGACACCGGGAGTTTGCTCGATTCGGTGACCGCGCTCCCGGTGCGTGCCGACGGCCGGTTCTCCGAGGTCGTCCTCGTACAGTGTTTTCTCGAATATGGCCTTTGGCAGGATTACGGGACAGGCCGGGAGGTATGGCGGGGAAATCCCGGGGATATATATCCCGGACAAAAAGGTCGGAAGAAAGTAAGAGAGCGTCGCCGATGGTTCTCGACCAAATACTACTCGTCGGTGATGAACTTGCGAGATTTTATGGCTGACAGCATGGGTAGGGAGTTTGTCGGCATAGTAGCCGATGCATTCAACGACCAGCGGCTGAAGAAGTCGACCGAATTTTATAAGAATCACTCGTTGTAAGGAGGTTTGAAAATCCGCTCGGAAATTTATAAGATATAGATTAATTGCCTATATTTGTCTCCATATCGAACACAAGCGATAAAACTTTGTAAGGTATGGAAGTGAAAAAATTATGGTTCGAGAATGATAAGATTTATATCCTCACGACCGAAGGGGAAACCCTATGGCAGTCGTTGCTGTGGTATCCTCGGCTCCTTCATGCGAGCGACTCGCAGCGGGAAAAATACAGTATCGACGCGATGGGAATACGCTGGGAAGAGTTGGACGAGGACATTTCTATCGAGAGCTTCGAGTACGACGACCCCGAACCGCGAGACGTTGCCCGCCTGTAAAGTCATATAGATTGCCCCGTGTGCCGAATATGTGATAAAATCTGAAAAATTCACTTTTTTGTTAAGTTTGCTTGGAAAACACGATAACTTGCTATATCTTTGCAATCCCCAATCGTTGTATAGTTTTATATGGGAAAACTTGAATTGGTAATAGAGTCTGAGAATATCAGCATTTATTCTCCAAAATTTGATGGGGAGACTATGACCGAGTTCGAGAAATTCATGTTTATCAATAGATATTTGTCTTATCCCCAGTTGAAGAGAGATTTCGATGCTATTATTAGCGTCATTAAGAAAATGACTGATGATTGTGGCGCGAGAGAAAACCTTTTTAGACTGGAAGGAGGAAATATTAAAGCCATACCGCTCTGTGTCTCCCTTCGCCGCAAAGATCGGTCTGTTGGAACGTTGCGATTATATTGTATCCGGATATCGGATAAGATACTTGTTATAGGGAATGGCGGAATAAAGAGAACTGACACTTTTCAAGAAGATCCGGCTCTACTCGGTATAGTAAATCGACTCAGGCAGATTGAACATCAGATTTTTGTTGAATCCAAAAAAGCTCATGTCAATTACTATGACTTCGATAAAATGAAACCGATAATTGAAACTATCACCATTTAAATATAAATTATGAAGAAGATTCCACTATTTGAACAATGTGTTGCAAATGTTGCTCCTGAGGTGATGGAGGAGGTAAATCTCAACATTGACATTGCAAACAGAATTTATGACCTTCTCAAAGCTAAGAATTTGACTCAACACGAGTTCGCTTCCCGTATGGGTAAGCGCGATTCGGAAATCTCAAGATGGCTGACAGGAACTCATGGTTTTACAACGGCGACTCTTGCTAAGATTTCAGCGGTTCTCGGGGAGCCTATCGTTGAAGTTCGCCGAGAATCGAAAACTAAGTATATCTTTATAACAATGCCTTCTTATAACAGCTCATTAGGGATTTCTGGCAATAGTTATACTAGTCATGAGACTAATACATGTGTTATTTCATACAAAAACTAATTCATTATGACAGAGAGTAATGTAAATATTCAAATGAGACTTACTTCTGTAAATGAAGTGAGTTTTATGATGTCACCGGGCAAGATTACTGAAGAGGTGCTTCCCGAAAATATAAAACTTGGTTTCTCCAGTCAGATTCAACCTGAAGTGGAGAATAATAAAATTGCCTTGATATTTGGTATCAAGTATGAATTGGAGGGAGATAAAGTCCTTGAATGTGTATATCGATTTGAATTTGAAGTGAGTGGCCTTGCTCAATTCATTACGATAGAAGATAATGATGGCATCACGATTACATATATCATGCCTCATCTTATTAGTGTGGCAATCGGTACTATGAGGGGTATTTTAGTCGTAAAAACGGCAGGGACAAATCTTTCGAAATACCCGCTCCCTATAATTGACCCGATGCAATTGACACAAACTCTGTCAAATCCTTAAGATTGTTAGTTAATACAAGATTTATTTCTAAAAAGCATCGGATAAAAACCGATGCTTTTTTTGTGTTTTCTCTTGCTTTTCTCGAAAAGAACCCCCATCTTTGCATTGTCTAGCATTCGATACAGGCGACGAGTGTTCGCCAACTTTACCGTTGGCATTTTTTATGTCCATCGGCTAATATATAGTTCCGTCCCGTGTGGAGCGTTAATGCGCCCACAGCCTGTATCAGGTGCTAGACAACGGGGAGCGGAACTTTTTTATTCCCTTCCCGTGTTTTATTAACATATTGTTTCATTTAATTGTCTAGCAAAATGAAAAGAACAGTCGTGTTGCCTGTATCGCAGGCAAAAGAAGGCCGTAAAACGTCGGCCTTAGAGAAATCCCTCATTCGATTTTTCGAGCGGGAGCTCGATGTTAAGCTCACTCGCCGTGAAATGTGGCGAAATATTTCTTTTTTCGCCCGATCTCTTGCTTTTCTCGAAAAGAACCCCCATCTTTGCAATGCTGAACATTTTGAGAAGGCGACGATGTTCGCCAACTTTGCCGTTGGCATTTTTTATGCCTATCGGCTGATATTATATAAGTTCCGACCCCCGTGTGGAGTGTTAATGCACCCACGGCCTTCTCAAGGTGTTCAGCAGCGGGAAAGCGGAACTTTTTTTGTTCCCTTTCCCGTCATCAGTCAACATATTGTTTCATTTTAAACTGCTGAACAAAAATGAAAAAAACAGTCGCATTGCCTGTATTGCAGGCAAAGGAAGGCCGAGAAACGTCGGCCTTAGAGAAATCCCTCATTCGATTTTTCGAACGGGAGCTCGAAGTGAAGCTCACCCGCCGTGAAATGTGGCGAAGCGTCCGTTTCGTCGCTTCGTTATTCGTCTTGTTGCTCGCCTTGTCGACCGGCGAGCCCCTGTTGGTCTTGCCGGCGCTCGCACTGGCAGCTTACGCCTA